CGACTCACCTGTTCGCCGATCAAGTGGTGCCCCTGGAAACGCTCCTGGCCGCTGCGCTGGAACATCGAAGGCGGCCACGAGGCGAAGTTGTTCCCCGTCTCCGGGAAGGTCTCCGTGGCATTGTGGTTCGAGCGCACCGCGTTGAGTCCGTGCGCCCGACCGAACGCCTGGAAGTACCCGTTGCCCGCCATGAACGGGCCGATGCCCTCCATGTAGCGGTCGTCCTGCCAGGCGTGCGTGCGGAACCCGTCGCCGCCCAGCGTGTCCGTCTTCCACGTCTGGAATCCGGTGAACAGCGTGTCCACGAGGACCGCGGACATCCCGGTGACCCCGCCGTAGGTCGGCTTCACCGTCGCCGTGAGCCCGCGAGGGTTCATCCGCATAAAGCCCGAGGTCGTGGACGCCAGCTCGTACACGCCGTGCTGGGAGTCGATGTACCGCGCCTCGGCCAGCGTCAGGTGTGTGCTGGTACGCGAGGCGGTGGTGTTGATCGGGTCCACGCACACCGTCGCCCGGATCGTCTGCCCGCTCCACACCGAGTCCGGGAACAGGCCGTTGCGAATCGAGTCCAGGAAGGCGATTGCGTGGCTGTAGTAGGTTTCGTTGGAGCCACGGAAGATGATCGCCAGCCCACCCTCCGGCTCGTACTGGCGCCTGAAGTCGTAGGCCGCCTGCGTGTAGTCGTGGAATGGAGCCGTCTCGGTGGACAGGTCGTGAATCGGGTTACTTGCGGTAGCCCCGCTGCCGCCACGGGTATAGGCTCCCATCAGGCTCGTGACCGCCACCAGGGCCAGGGCTACGAAGGCCAGAATCCGCTTCATCGCAGCCTCCCTAGTTGCTCACGTGGAAGCCGAGGGTCGTCGCGTTCGAGGCGACCACCACCGAGTCGATCCCGTGCGGGAAGTTCGACTCCCACGCCGAGCCGGCGCCCAGAGTGACCAGCATACTGTCCATCGTCCCCGCGTCGCTGGAGTAGATCCAGAAGGTCGCGGCCCCCGTCCCCCCGATGTCCGCCACCGAGATGAACGTTCTCCCGGCAGCCGCGGAGTCGGGGATGACCTGGCCCGTGGAGGAGAAGGCGAAGGCGTACTGATCCGTGCCGCTGGACTTGTTCGTGGTCCACGCGCCGAACACGAGCAGCATCAGGGCCGCGAGGGCCGGGTATCGAGTCTTCATTCGATCGCCGTCCTTAGGGATCTCCCGATCCCCTTCTGGGTGTTCGACAGGCTCGCCGTGATGTCGTTCATCCCGCCTTGGGACGCCATCGCCTGCATCATCATGTGCTTCTGGCGAACCGAGGGAAGCTCCGCGAGCAGCGCCTCCGATGAGGACAGCCCCGAATCCTTCAGCAGCCTCGTGTCGTCCACCATCCCCATGTTGAACAGGAGCAGGAGCTTCTGGAACTCCAGGGCGCGGAGATCGTCCAGGTTCGACACCACGTCCACCTTCAGGTGGAAGGGCATCAACCGCTCCTCCTCGTTCATCGAGAACTCCCGGAACTCGTCTCCGTCCTTCAACTGCATCGAGGACGGGGCGAACTGCTGGATCCGGGAGGCGATCATCCGACCCGCGTCCAGGAGCGTGTCCTCCAGCTCCCTCATCCTCGCGCGCACCCGGATGCCCGCCGCGCGCTGGAGCGCCACGAGCGCCCGGGCGGCAGTCACGCCGGAAGGGTTGATTCCCCGGGTCACGTCCATGCGGCCAGTGATCTGATCGAACCAGCGTTCGATAGCTCCGACGTGAGTGTAGAACTCTGCCGGTGGCGTGAGCCCGGGGAGCCACTTGATCCGGTCGTGCGTGCCGCGGCGCGTGAACAGGATCTCTCCCGGATCGTTCCCGATCTGCCGCTCCCGCAGGCCCGTGGACTCGTCCACGATGAGCCGTCCGTTCGCCATGTAGGCGTGGATCAGCCGCATCGTGTCGATCGTGTCGTCGTGGAGGAGCTGGAGGTTGATGAGGTTCGGCACCTCGCCGAGCCCCCAGAACATCTCGGGGAACGGCACGTCGTTGAACCGGACGTAGGGCCACTTCGAGTCGATGTACGGGTTCTCGCGGTCGTAGAGCAGCTTCCCGTTGGCCCACGAGATGACGCGGCCCCTCGGGTACGCGAGGTCCTTCCCGTGCTTGAGCGACGGCCCCTTGGGCGTCGGCTCGATCCAGTACCGCGACTCCATCCGTGGGTCGCGGATCCACAGTTCCTTCTGCCAGACGATTCCCGCCGAGGCGTCCTGGTCCGCAGAGAGCATGAAGGACGACGGGAAGTGCGGGACCGCGTTCGTGCCCGTCAGGTTGGTCGCCCACGTCATCCGGCGGCCCTTGGGGTCGTCCAGGTCCTCGGACACGTCGGGGTACTCGGCCTTCGGCTCCAGCTCCGGGCGTACCCGCACCCCGTAGTCGTTGTAGATCTCCTCGACGGTACGCGGGCAGACCTCGATGACGTAGGGGGCCGACTCCACGTCGGTAGCGTAGGGGGCGGGGAAGAAGCGATAGCAGGGCACGCGGCGGAAGCCCACCTTGATGCCGCGCCCGCCGTAGCCCGGGTCGTGCTCGATCTTCCAGAGGTCGGTGCCGTACAGGACCGAGGACTTCACCGAGTTGCGGTAGGTCCGGTCCCCGTCGTTCGCTTCCCACGTGGCGGGGACGGAGCGGTTCATGTGCTCGGCGAGGTTCAGCGCCTCGGCTCCCGAGGGCCGGTAGTTGAACTTCGGCATCGCCTCGGTGAGATCGCCGTGGAGCTGTTCGAGGCTGGAGTAGATCAGGTTGACGTAGGTCGTGGAGTTGGAGAATCCGCCGCGGTCGCGGCCGGTGGAGAGGTACCACGAGCGATAGGAGCGCCACCGCTCCTGCATCTTCAGGTCCTCGTCGCGGTAGGCCTTGGCGAGCTGGAACAGGTGTTCGTACTTCTTCACCTCGTCGTCCACCGGGGAGGACTGGAAGTCCTTCTTGTCGGCGATGGAGAAAAGGCGGTTGGACGCCCGCTGGAAGGGGGCGGTGGCGCTCACCTAGGGGCCACTCCCTTCACTCTTGCCTCGGCTGTGATCTGCTTCATCACCTGCTGGCGGGTCGCCTCCCCGTGGTCGATCGGCTGGGGTCGGGACTCGGCGGTGTGGATCTCTCCCACGTCCAGCGGCTCGCGCTCCACGGTGATCGTCTCGCGCTTCCCGGTCTCGGGGTCCGTCACGTTCAGGGTCTTCCTGCCGCCGGTGGACTCCATGATCTTCTCCCGGGCGTCTTTCTGGAGGTCGCGGAGCTGGGAGCGGGAGGTGACGGCCACGTCCGGTCCGAAGGCGGGCATGGGCACCGCGTCGTGGACCCGGCCCTCGGTGGAGTCGATGTCCCGGATGAAGTGGATCTTGGGCGGGGTGATGGAGATGGACCGGGAGCCGTCCTTCTTCTCACGGCCGCCCCAGGCCCCGCAGCACGGGCACTCCACGTTGTAGCGGGCCTCGATGGACTTCGTCTGAGAGAAGGGCTGGCCGCAGTCGTTACAGGAGTATTTGTAGACTGGCACGTCGTCGTCCTCCCTGCCCGGCTAAAGGGTTACAGGACCGACCGTCTCCCGTCAATACGCAGGGCGATCCCGGAGACCTGGGTGTGTCTGGGGGTGAGTGGGAGTCTGCCTCCCCGGTCCCGCTCCTGGAACTCGTCCAGAAGGGCTTGGACGAGCTTGGGTACGGGCTCGTCCTTCCGGTCGTTCTCCCGCTCGGCGGCCTCGGTAGGCAGGACGCGGTTGCGCATCAGGATGGCGATGCCGTGGGCCATTGGGCCGTCGTCGTGGCAGCCGCTCCGGGCCTCGATCCGCTCCAGGCGGGACACGTCCGTCCGGACGATCGTGAGGGTACGGCACTCCCGAAGGCTCTGGACCGACCGGATCTGGCAGCGGTTCTCCCGGACCGCCTTGCGGAGCTCGGTGAACAGGAGGTTCCTGGACTTGGGCGTCGTGAGCCAGCCGGCGAGCTTGTTGGTCTTCCCGGGCTCGCGGCGGTCGGGGATCTCCCGCTCGAACATCGGGAGGGTCCCGCGGTCTTCGAGGGCTCGGACGTAGGGGATGCCATAGGAGTTGGCCTCGACCCCGGTGAAGGCGGCGTTGTAGTAGACGCCCAGGGCCTCGATCTGGTCGATGGCGAGGTCGGGGTCCATCCGTGCCCGGAACTCGGCGACCTGGCTCCCGTCCTCGACGGAGAGGACGGTGGCGATGGTCCAGTCGCCGTCCTTGGACCCGGTGGAGGGGTCCACGCCCATGACGTACTGGGCCTCGGGGACGGGGTGTTCCCAGACCTGGACGTGTCCGGTCCCGTCGAGCAGGGCGCTGGCTCGGACGCGCCCGAAGGGGTCCTCCGTGATCTCGAAGCGGATGGTCTCGGGGGGGTTCTCGGCGGCCCACTTGGCCCAGTAGGCGATGACGACGGGGTCCAGGACGGACTCGGCGGCGGCCTCGAAGGACTCCTCGGGGCGGGAGGGGTATTCCCGTCGGCGCTCGATGTCGTCGCCGTTGCACTTCACGGCGCGGACCCATCGGAGCCAGTTGATCGCCTCGTAGGAGATCTTCTCGGCCCCGAACTCGGCGATGAGGCTGAGTTCGTAGGGGGTCAGCGAGTCCTCGAAGGCCTTCTTGAGAATGCGGTCGTCGCGGTGCTTGTAGATGCCGTGCTTCTTCGCGCGCTCGGCTAGTCGCGCACGAGCCCCCTTTCGTCGCTTTCCTGTAAAAGCGGGTGGTGTCCCCCATGTCGCAGCGTTACCCGTGCGTATGAGTGCCTGCCATCCGAGAGGTTGAGCGGGAACACGTCCCCTTCGGCCAGTCCCCTCTCCTTCCACTTCTCCTCCAGCGTCCTGGACTTCGTCGCCAGGGACGCCCTCTCCTCCCGCCTGCGCTGTCTCTCCTCCGCTTCCCGGATCTCCCGGGAGTGTCGTTCCTGGGCGATCTTCGTCGGGTCCTCCGTCTGGCCCCGGTGCTTGACCCAGCCCATTCTCTGCCTCCTCTTTCCGGCGGCGCTTGCGCCAGTAGTTCCGGTTCTCGGCGACGGCGTTCTTCTTCTTCGCCACGGCGACGTTCAGGAAGTTCCGGTTCTTGGCCACCCACGTCCGGTCCGCGAACGAGGACAGGTCGTCCCAGCACAGGGGTCTGCGGTACTCCTCGAAGTCGAACCACGCGAAGAAGACGGGGGTGAACCCGTTGCGTCCTTCGACGGCCGGGTCCCATAGGCGCTGCATGGGTCCGTCGGGGCCCTGGGCGGTGGACTCGACGATGACGACGGTGGGGTAGGTGTTGGGCGTGACCTGCATGACGGAGGTGAAGGTCCGGGGGTCGTCCCAGAAGTCGATCTCGGAGATGTGGATGGCCTGCGCGTTGAAGGAGCGTCCTGCTTTGCCACGGGACCCCGCGGTGTAGACCATGAACTCGGACTTGTTGTCCTTGAACTTGAGGATGGCCTGGGAGTCCTTCTCGGTCTCCGGCTTGTCGGGGTCGTTCTGGAAGAAGAACCGGGTCATGTCGAGCACGTTCTTGGTAGCCTTGTCGTCGTGGGCGAGGATCATGGAGCGCCGGTGTTCCATCTCCTTGGAGTCGCGGTAGAAGCGGGCGGCGACCCAGGTGGACACTCCCTCGCGGCGGGCCTTGAGTACGACGACGAAGCAGGGCTCGCGTGCTTCCATCGACTCGCAGACGAGTCGTTCGAGGTGCTTCTGCACGGGATAGAGCTGGAAGGGGACCACCTTGCCGGTGCGGTCCACGACCTTCAGGTTCTTCTCGTACCAAGAGCAGTGTTTCTCGAACTCCTCGTCGGTCATGTGGTCGCGTCCCTCTTGCGGCGCTCCTTTTCGGCGACGTGGAAGATGGGGGTGTCGGGGTTGCCGGGGAGGAGTTGCGGGTATCCGAGCGCGAGGCGTTCGTCGGTGGAGAGCTTCTTCAGGACTTCGCGGCGCTTGAGGAGGGCGACGGTTTCCTGTGCGGCGGCGCGGGCTTCCATCGTGCGGATGGCTTTCTCGTCGGCCCAGGCGTCGAGGGCGTCCTTGGTGAGCACGTCTCGGATCTGGAAGAAGCCTCCGGCGACCATTGCGTCGAGCTTGGTGCAGGTGTCGAAGAAGTAGCGGGTGGCCTTGGTGGCATCTAGGACGCGCGGCGCTGTTTCCTGGCCCATCCGAATCCTTTCACCTGGTTGGGGGAGGGCGGCGGGGGTGGGAACTTGGACAGGTCCTCCTCCTCGGCGGACTCGATGTGGAGCTTGTCGAGGGCTTCCTGCATGAGCCGTGTGCGCTCCTTGTCCTCCTCGGCTTCGGAGGCACGCAGGTAGTTGGCCTGCATCTTCCAGAAGGCGTGCCGGGCGCAGAGTGTCCAGGAGACGACCCAGGCGACGGCGACGAGGAACCCGATGGCGAGTCCGTAGGCGATGGAGGTCATCGTGTCACTCAATCATTCCGGGGAGGACTTTCGGTGCTGTGTCTCCTCCTCTGTTCCACTCGGCAAGTCTGTGCATGGCGTGGGCAACGGTGGCCAGCATAGAGGCGTACTCCACCTCGGATGTTGGCTGTGTCATCCAGACGTATGCTCCGTTGGACTTGGACCCCATGTCTCCAGTCCTGGTTCTCGACACGACGAGTACGAAGTCTTCCCTTTCGATTGCCCTTCTGATGGCAAAACACGCCTCGTCGAGCTTCTGCGAAGTCCTCTTGTCCATCTTGGATGTCATCGTCTCTCCAGGACCTTCAGGATCTCGATGAGGGTCTTGAGGATGGTGAGGGAGATGCGTCGCTCTCCGTGTCGTCCGACGACGAGTTCTTCGAGTTCGCCTTCGAGTTCTTCGGAGTTGGCGGGGAAGTCCTCGGCCGGCTCGGTCTTCTTCGGCGGTGTCACGGGGTTCCCTTTCGGGTGGGGGTGGGCCGCCCCCGTGGTTAGGGAGCGGCCCTGTGGGCTAGGTGGTCATCTTGCCCTTGTGGGCCTTGACCTGATCGACGGGGT